ATTGACCATTGCACCGATAAGGTACGAATAGTCAGACTGTATCACTGTCGATACAGTACTCTCTCGCATACGCAAGAGAACGCCATTAACACAGTCTAAGTAAGTAGCCATTACCATTTCACCTTATCAGCCCAGTATGCAGCGGACATCTTACCTTTAGCGATGTTCTTTGCATGACGAGCCTTAAATGATTTATTCCTAGCAGAACCTTCTGGAGAACCTGAAACACCTTGTTGACCAAACCTAATAGTCTTTATCTGATCACCTTCTTTAGCAACAACGACATGACTTTTAGTAGGATGCGAAGGTGTACGTTTAGGTTTGTTGTAACCAGATACACCAGCTTTTTCTAGCCTAGAATCTTTCATTTCTTCTTCTTAGGTTTAGTCATACCAGCTTCGGACAAAGCAATGGCAACTGCTTGCTTACGAGATTTAACAACATGACCACCTTTACCACTGTGTAGTGTTCCTTCTTTATACTCTCGCATTACTTTTCCAACTTTAGCAGGTTTCTGCTTCATGATGGATAACCCATCTTACGCTCTTTAGCCTTCATTGTTTTTGATTCTTTCTTCTCATGCATCTTCTTTGCTGACTTTGATGCATACTCTTCTGCTGCTTTCTTTCCCTTAGCAGTGTAAGGAAACTTTTTATTCCCGACCATTGGCATTTCTATTCCCCTTTTTTTTGAACATACACTGTACTGTATCTGTTTCCCATATACGGATAGCAGTCCATAGAATTGTTAGCACAGCAGCTATAGCAGGTAATAACTCAGCTAACGTACCGACAACAGTAAGGATTGATACGGCATCGCCTAACTGTTTAACTTGCTCATCAGCTTGCAAAGCCATTTCAGATACCTTTCTTTAATTGCCTAACAAGGAGCCTCATACGGCTACTTTACGAATAGCTCTTACGATTAAGGATTGAGATTTAGCGTTATTGAACTGACTGCCATCTAAGAAGTCAATTCTAGTGGCTGTTGTAAGACCAGCGCCAGGATTGGTGCTAGACCAAGTCCTCAAGTTAGTAGCAAAGGCTTCTGATCCGCCAGACTGAAACGCAGCAACGCTTGTTTGTGCTGGTGTTCCTGTGGTGTAGTTAGAACCCCTAGAAGGCACTGAGTAGGAGTTTGTACCGTAAGAAGTGCTATTAGACTGTGTGGTTGGCTTGAGGTTGTAGTAACAAATCTCTAACTCATAAAGAGCAGGTAGATACCAATCCGAGTAACCATTGATCGTTAGCGCAGCGCACCATTGAGCAGCAGGATAAGTTGCTGAGTCTAACTCTGCTGTGTTCGTTGCTCCATCGTAAGTTGATAAGCCTAACGAGTCAGACGTATCCGATGTCTTGTAGTTAATACTGCTGTTTTGACCAGAGGCTTTAGGGGAGACCAAAAGATAGTAAGTGTTGCCACCAAAAGCTATCTTCCCTGCGTAGTAACCTCCCTGCCAGAACTCACCGATGGTAGACGGGCCTCTAGCACCAGATCCTGGGCCAAAGCCTCTGACAGAACCGCCTCCTAATGCTTCTAGGACAGGCATTATGCGTACCTGGATTGACTAGCCAAGACAGTGAACGTTGCTGAACCTGTCTTGATGATGGAGTAGGAATATACGTCGATAGAACTAGCATTGCCTGCGGTAGGAGCAGTACCACCTAACCATTTAGGTGTAACCGATGAACCATCTACTTGCACCGCAGAGTTGTAGTAAGCAGTGCTTCCATTAGTGACTAAGAAGGCACAGGTTAAGACTTCTCCGGTAGCCATTGCGGTATTCAGTGATGTACCAGAAGAGGCTCTAAAGTTAACCGTGAAGTTTCCAGAGGCATTGGTTGTGTAGTACAGGACACCTTGAGTCGTAGTGTCAAAGTTAATCGTGCCTGTTGCTGCTGTTGCTGATACCGTGATTGTCTCAACAACACCTTGTAGCTTTGCACCGATCTGCGAAGATGTGGATGCTAGAGAGAGTTGTTTAGCAAAGGTTGCAGCCTGTGCAGAGGAAATCGTAAGTGCTAGCGTACCTCCAGTCTTGACCTCTAGGATGTCTGTGTTGTCAGACGTAATCGAGGTTCCAGCGGTAGCTGCATTAAGGACGTTAGCCATTGTTGACCTCTACCCAATTGACTGCTTCTTCATCCCAGCTATACATCTTACCGTCGGTAGGCATCGCAACAGGAGCTTCCCACTGAGCATTAGCGTTTAGAAGCCAGCTAGCAAAGGGCTTAGGCGGCACAAACGCGTCAATGTCTGCTCGGTAGGTATAACCAATCCCTGCGTAGTTTTTACGCATGTTGCCGTTGTAGCTTGTCTGCTTCCATGTTCCACCTAGAATCTTCTCTAGATGAGCAGCACCAATGTGTTCTTTTTCAACACCGCTAGCGTCTGAAGTGTCCTTGTTATCAACAACGACAACCTGCGTGACGATGTTGTTTTCATCAATCTTTGCGAAGTGAGCCATTACGCCTCCAGCCTTAAGCCTGTTAAATCCATTTCTTCCCCGACAACACCGACAGGGAAGGTATTAAAACTGAGTGAGATTCTTGTGTCCTCGCCCTTGACTTCAGGAACCATGTGTGTGAGCGACGAAGGAAAGAGAATCAGCCTGCCTGCATAAGCCTCAAACCACCAACTCTCACTGTTATACGGGTTCCACTGGTCAGGAGGGAATTTGATCTGCTGCCAGCCATCTTTATAGAAGTAAATCCTGTCATCAGGGTTGGTCTGAACGTAGAACACACCTGAGATATACGAATTAGGATGAGCGTGTTTGTGGTGGTACTGGCCTTGCTCTGAATAGTTGCACCAGCTTTGCGTCACTCTCAGACTTACATTGTGCTTAGGATTGACTGTGGACTTAAAGTATTCCGAGACAGCATCCTCGATGAACGAACGTAGGTTTGTCAGTACAGGGCTACGAAGTACGAAGTTATCAGTGCTTGTCGTGTTGCCCTGATTAGGTCTTGTCTGTAGCTCACGGATGAAGAACAACTCCTCATCGGACAAGGGTCTACCGAGTTCAGCAAAGCCTACAGGTGTCGGAAACAGATTATGCAATTGCATCTTCAATTTCCTTTTGCTTGATGCCCATCTCTTCTAACTGTTCAGGTAGCCAGATCGTTGGGATGCTGTCCTCAAACTCCTTGATCTTGTCTATCACCCAATAAACTTCCTTAATACTCGGACAAGGTCTAGGATCATCCCAGCGTGTGAATACGTTGTTAGAGATTTCCCACTTAGCACCCGGACGAAGCAGGTGCATTGCTGTGTCTATTCCTAAGAAGCGATATGTTTTTGTAGTCATGTTATTGATTGATTTTGATAATTACGACACCGGAGCCGCCTGTGCCTCCAGCATTATTTCCAGAACCAGCGCCTCCACCACCTCCTGTATTAGCAGTTCCGGGGTTTCCGGCTCCATAAGACGGCCCCGGAGTTCCACTACCTCCACCACCAGAACCTCCTGTTCCTGCCGTACCGCTTCTTTTAGAACCGCCACCACCACCTGAGAAATAAACTGAGCTAGATACAACTTGACCAACAGCAAATGATGTTGCCTGTGCCGTGCTAATAATGGTTGTTATGACCCCAACACCACCATTGCCACCCGTAGAACCAGCAGCAGCACCAGCACCTCCACCACCGCCTCCACCACCGCCAGCAACATTAGCCTCGCTGCCGCCACCACCATCGTAACCTTGCCTTGTACCAGAAATAAAAGGCGATCCGGGATAAAGTCCAGACCCTGCTGTACCCGACCCTGAATAAGTTGCGCCGCCGCCGCCTGATCCACCATTTCTGGCATTTCTTGCAGAGGTATCCCCAAAAGAACCCCCGCCACCACCGCCAAAAGCACTGCTGCCACTAAGCGTGCCTGTGATGGTTGTACTAGAAACTGTCTGGCTTACGTTAACTGTGTAGGTTCCTGCTCCACCAGTACCCGTACCGTAGGCTGTAATGAATGTCCCACTTGCAACACCCGTACCTGACAGCGCCATCCCTGCGTAAAAAGTATTAGTGACTGTTCCACCAACCGTTAAGGTTGTACCTGATATAGACGAAGCAGTTCCAGATGCGCTAGAAATTGATGGGGTATCCGACAAAGGCGAACCAAAAAAGGATGAATTTGTTCCATTTTTTCCTTGATTGTTATTAGTGCCTCCACTTCCACCACCACCTACCACAATTGTGTATTCTTGACCTGCCGTAACTGATTGCGCCGAACCTGTTACAAAACCACCACCGCCACCACCTCCACCTATACCATCCGTTGATCCTGTACTGCCACCACCACCCCCACCACCCGCAACCACAAGGTAGTCAACAGAGGTCACACCAGTAGGACATTTCCACGTCGTCGTGCCTTTGAATACAAAGACGGTTTGGCTAGGTACGGTGTACTTTAGGATGACGATACCGGAGCCGCCTGCGCCTGCAACAGTTGACCCGCTATCACCGCTGTTTCTACTTCCACCACCACCGCCACCTGTACCAGATGTCCCAGGAACTGCGCCAGTAGTCCAAACCCCAGCACCACCACCACCAGTACCTCCAGTTGAATTGGGCTGGCCGCCCCCGCCACCACCGCCTGCGTAAGTAACAGAACTCCCAGTGATTGAAGAGGCTGTACCATTTCCTCCGTTCCCTCCTGCATTACTAGATCCAGTGCCGCCAACAGCGCTTGCGCCACCTCCACCGCCAGCCCCAACAGCACCGCTTTGCCCATTACCACCATTATTTCCTTGCGATGGAGAGGTAGACGGTGTATTACCTGTCCCTCCTGGGACAAGTGCCGGATATAAACAAGAACCGCCGCCACCCGATCCACCGTTTTGCCCAGCGGATATAGAAAAGCCACCGCCACCACCGCCACCATACGCAACTAAAGCATTGCTATAGGGATTTCCAGAGGATGGATTGTTAGAGATCGGAGAACCGGAAATATAGGAATTACCTCCGTTTCCTCCTGTTACAGCCGAAGTGCCAACACCAACCCCTGCTGTTCCTGCCGCCCCTACGGCAATTGTGTAATCCGTTCCTGCTGTTACGGAAAGTCCTGTTCCCGTTCTAAAACCGCCAGCGCCACCTCCACCGCCGGTTGTGCAGCCACCACCCCCACCACCAGCCACTACCAAATACTCAACCTCTGTCACCCCAGCAGGGCAAGTCCACGTAGAGGTAGCCGTAAAGGTTTGGATGACGGTGTAGCCACCACCGCCGCCCCCTGAACCAGCAAAGGCAGCAGCAATCATTGCACTTAATGCACCAGCCATATTAGGTCACTCCTGCACCAGAGACATACCATGTATCCGTAGCAACCTTAAGTAAGGTAGCCATTCCCTTTGTCGCCACTGTCCTGTTACCCGTAGCACCATTGGCAAGCTGAAAGGTAACACCAGCACCAGAGATCGTAAGGTTTCCAGAGTTGTTATTAACGACAAGGATCGTTGTACCGACATCAATCGCCGTAGTTGCGTTTGTGTTTACCGTAAGGGTTGCTGTAGAGCCACCAGTAAAGTAAATATGCTTACCCGCATCGCTTGCAGCCACAGTCGTATTCGTGCTCTGTGGAGCGCCGATATAACCAACCTTGTTAGTACCATCTACCGTACAGTTACTTAGATTACCCGATGTAGGTGTTCCTAAGATCGGAGTTACTAAGGTAGGTGTATTAGCAAAAACATTAGCACCTGTACCTGTCTCATCCGTAAGCGCTGCTGCTAAGTTTGCAGACGATGGCGTGGCTAGGAAGGTAGCTACGTTAGCTGCAAGGCCAGATATACCTGTACTTACTGGTAAGCCTGTACAGTTTGTGAGCGTACCTGATGATGGTGTGCCTAACGCACCGCCAGAGGTTAGTCCTGTAGCAAAGGTTAGGTTGCCTGAGCCATCAGTTTGTAGAAACTGATTAGCACTACCGTCTGTGCCAGGAAGCGTAAAGGTTGTGTTGCTGCTGGTATTGGCAGATTGGACGGTTGTTGTCCCTGTCCCAGAAGCGTTACCCTGAATTTTAAGTTTAGACATATTGTATCACCCTAATACCATCCAAGATTGTCCGTCTGGGACTGTAACTGCAAAACCAGCCGCTACTGTTACAGGGCTGACAGATAGTCCGTTAGTATTACTTGTTAGTGTTACGTTTGAAGAAATAAGTATTTGAGACTCTAGAATAGGGCCACCAGCACCGCCTCCAGTAGCGGACAATGTACCAGCAGAATAGCTTAGGCCAGAGCCAACAGTAACGTTAGCAAAGCCACCAGAGCCATCATTAGCTAGTAATTCAGCTGCTGTGCCTGTCGTTGAAGAACCACCTGCTGGTGTATCCCAAGCAAAGGCAGTACCATTCCACTTAAGGTAAGTATTCGATGTTGTAGGTGCTGTAGCAAATGTTGTTGTATTAGAACCACTCTGATACACAATACGATTAGCACCACCACCAGTGATTGCTGCTGTGATTCCTGAAGAACCAGTGATATCGATACCCCAAGTACCAGTAGCATTAGTACCTGTAATGGAAGGAGCACCTACTGTATTATAACTGATTGTACGTGCTACAGAACCATCAAAGGTTACTGTTGGTGTATCACCACCACTGCTTGAGAATGTTGCTGCATTGGTTGTTGTACCGCCACCACCTGATACAGCAGCCCAACTTAGTACAGAGCCATCCCACTTAAGGTAAGTATTAGATACTGTAGGAGCTGCTACGAATGTTGTTGTTCCTGATCCACTTTGATAAGGAATACGATTTGCTGCACCACCAGCTAAGTTAGTTGCTGTGGTAGCTGTTGTTGCTGATGTAGCAGAGGTTGCTGCAGCAGCGTTACCTGTGATGTCAATAGACCATGTACCTGAAGCATCTCCGCCTGTTCTTGTAGGTACATTAAGGTTTGCTCTAGCATTTGCTTCAGTGGTTGCGTTAGTACCACCTTTGTTGATAGGTACAGCAGAATCTAATGTAATGTTTGGTGTTGCACCACCAGAGGATGCTAAAGGAGCTGAAGCTGTAACAGAACTAACACCACCACCAGTACCACTAGTGGCTGCTGTGATACGACCTTGAGCATCAACTGTGATGTTAGCGTTGGTGTAAGAACCAGCAGTAACAGCAGTATTTGTAAGACTGATTGAACGATCTGTACTTAGATCACCACCACCTGATAAACCTGTACCAGCGCTAAGACTACGTGTTGTCGGTACAGCACCAATACTTGCTGGTGTGATGGATGCGTTTGAAGCTGCTGTAATCCTTCCCTGTGCGTCAACTGTGAATGTAGCTACTTGCGAAGTACTACCATAACTGGTAGCAGTAACACCTGTGTTGGTCAAGCTAATCGAACGATCAGAACTAAGATCACCTCCTCCCGTCAGACCACTTCCAACTGAGATGGTCCTTGTTGATGGAACAGCGCCAATACCTGAAGCAGTAATGCTTGTATTTGATGCTGATGTCAACCTACCTTGTGCATCTACAGTAAAGGTTGCTACTTGAGAACCTGAACCATAAGAACCAGCTGTGACTGCTGTGTTATCTAATGCTATAGTACCTGATGTTTTTATCGTACCACCGCTAAGACCTGTACCAGCAGTTATCGATGTAACTGTCCCTGTACCTGTAATGGTAGCATATTCAAGACCTGTACCGCCTGTGTTAACACGAACAACTTGACCTGCTGTGCCTAAAGCAGTTAATCCAGTACCACCGTTAGCGACAGGCAATGCAGAGCCTGAATAGCTAACAGCTAATGTACCAGAGGAAGTAATAGGAGTACCACTAACACTTAAGAAACCAGGAACAGTCATCGCTACAGAGGATACAGTACCCCCTACAGCTTGCCATTTAAGACCTGATGTTTCAGTAGAGTCAGCAGCTAGTACGTAACCATCCGTACCTTTTGGTAAGCGAACATTGTCACTACCATTGTGAACAATGATATCGCCTTTAGTTGTTGTCGGAGATAAAGCATCAAATGCTTCAGTCTTTGTTGTTTGACCAGTACCACCATTAGCGATAGCTACTGTACCGCTTACGTTAGTTGCTGTTGTTGCTGATGTCGCAGTAGCAGCATTACCTGTAATAGCAATGTTCCATGTACCGCTAGCGCCTGTGCCAGTAGTAGATGGAACACCTAAATTAGTTCTTGCTGTTGCTGCATCAGAAGCACCAGTACCACCGTCTGCTACAGCAAGATCGGTAATACCAGCAATAGAGCCGCCAGTAATCGCTACAGCATTAGCTTCTTGATTCCCTAGAGAACCAACAATCTTTTGTACCGTTGATCCATCACCAACATAGAGTTTCTTGTCCGTTGTGTTAACGGCTAATTGTCTATTCTCTAGTGAGGTAGGTACTGACCCTGCTGTAGAAGATCCTTTGATCTTAACCGCCATGTCTAGTCCTCTTTAGCGTTTTTAGCGACCTTCTTAGATTCTACTTTTTTCTCTTCTTCTTTTACTTCTTCGTAGTCAGGATGGATACGCATTTGTTCAATGTCGTATTCATACTCAACATTCATTAAGTTATTAGACCACTTACAACGAAAAGTAACCATGATGTGACCTTATGAAAAGAGGACCACCGAAGTAGTCCCCTTTATTGTAGCTTTTAGCCTGGAATGATCAAGGCAACAGCAGCATCGTTACGAAGCTCTGCAACACCGTAGAGGGTGTCAGCAGTGTACAACGTAGCAAGGTACTCTTGCTTGTACTGAGCTTGCGAACGAACAGCCATTTGCTCTGCAAGAACCATGGAGTCCTTGTGGAACATCAAGCAAGCACGAGGAGCCGTACCAGACGAGCTATAAGCAGTGTCAGCGTTGCTAGAAACAAACACTTTAACACCGTACACATCACCAATCTGACCATTACGGATGGTGTTGTTGTTGCCCTGCTCACCAACGAAAGCCTGCTCAGTAAAGCGAGCAAGACCCATAAGGGTGTTACGTGCAACAGGAGGAATCACCAAGTAACGGCTATCTTGAGGAACGTTAGCATCATCAAGACGCTGGATCGAACGACGAATTGCTGCGTCAGTCAATGCAGTTGCGTTACCAGCACCAGCACCGCCTACGAAGGCTGTAGTGCCATCACCGCCGATGAAGGCAGTAGACGTACCGGACACACTGTAGTCGCCAGTAGCGCCAGCAGCGTGAGTACCTTGGAAGAGACGACCGATCTGGATAAGATCGCTGTCAACCTGGGTAGCAAGAGCGTAACCAGCATCTTCCGTGTAGAAACGACGAAGCGAAGCAAGCGCCTGAACTTCAACGATGTCCTCGATGAGGCGTGAGTATTCGTAGTGCTTGTTGATGCTGACCTGTACTTCTGACTCAACGTTAGCCTGAATCGTAACAGCAGTGTTAGCTGCTTTAGCGAAGGCTGCGCCACGGGTGGGGCTAGGAATATGAAGCGTATCACCTTTCTTACCACGCATCGTCATCTTGTTGACGAGGTTCGCCATAACAAGATTCTTTTTGTAGGAAGCGATGATTTCGTCTGACCAAATTTCTGGGATAAATTTATCCGCATTGGTCTTGTTAACAATGGAGGAACTACCTCCAGGATAAGCTGCTGATGCCATTTTAAGTCCTTTAAGTTAAGTTATCGGACCCTACCTTCGTTATATGCTGAGATGATGTCATCTTGTAAGGACATATAACGCTCAGGGTCAGTCATTTGGAGCCGAATAAGATCTGCTCGACGATATATTTTCTTGCTCGTTTCACCAGTAGCGCCATCAACGGCTACGGTAGCTGCTTTTAGTGTTTGATTACGTTGATCCTGTAGTTGCTGTGCTGCTTGCTGAACAGTGTCCTGTTTAGCTTTCTTCAGTGCTTTGAAGTTAGACAACAACTCATTTGCTGAATCAAAATCAAACTGCTTATCTGCTGCTGCGTAGAGTCTCTGACGAACAGGTGACTCATTAACCCAACCAGCAAACTCTGGATCAGCGATCACTTGAGTATAATCTGGATGTGTTTGAGCTAGCCTGTTTGCTGTTTGCATCCTAGCCATTTGTGCTGCTGCTTGCTGGGCTTGCATCACTGCTGGATGGGAAGAAACCGCTTTATTTACTGCCTTAACAGGATCGGCAAAGAAGTCAGTATCATCTTCGACGGCTTTAACAGGTTGTTCCTGTGGTGTGATTTGTCTCTTGATGAGTTCATCAGCGAGTTTACGTACTTCACCAACTTCCTGTGCTTGACGACCAATAAGCTTTTCAGCTTCTTGATGCATCTTAATAATGTCATCCAGTGATTTACCCTTATACTTCTCAGGGATCGCTGGTTCTTCAGGTGTTGGTGGAGCTTCAGCCTTTACTTCTTCAGCTTGAAACTCGTCTTGTACATCATCAATAGAATCTACAAATTCAGCCATCTGCTTCTCCTAGTCGGGATAACCCAATTGTTAGGAATTAAAAGGAATCTAAGCTACCCTTCATAAAAGGACTTAGATCTTGCTACTTTAGTTGCCTGTTCGTGAACCGTAGCCCATCGACTATAAGCAGTTGGAAAAGCTCCAGTGATACCTTCTAGTTTGCTTCTCGGTGATGCTAGTTGTCTATAAGCTAGTTTGTCACAATGTGGGCATTGCACATATTCAACAGAATGATCAACAAAGTGTTCGCTTAGGTGTCCATCTTCGCATTGAAAATCATTCATTAATCTCATTCGTTATATCCTCGTAGGCTTTTTCCCAGACTTGTTCCATCGTCAGGAGCCAATCTAAAGCTTTAATTTGACCTTTACGCTCTTGCAATTCATTACCATCAGAGATGGTTGTAATGTCAGCAACAGCGTTTCTGTATTCTTTAGCGTCTTCCAGAAGTGTTTTCCATCCTGGATGACTCATTAAATCAAATCGTTCTTCGTAGTACTTTGTAAGTTTTACTTGATCCATTGTTGTTATTATACCACACTTTTTTTAATTTGTCAAGTCAATTCATCATATCTTGTTTACTTTGTTCTTTGACAATGTTTAGCTTATTGTCAATGTCTTTTTCTTTAAGTAGTAGTTCAGCAATCTTTACACGTCTTTCAAACTCTCTGTTAGGATCATCAATGTTGGTAGAGGCTGCCTGTACTACATCAACTTTAAGCTTCTCAGGCATCAATTGAGCCTCCATAGCGGCTTTCTGAGCCTCTGCTGTAGCTTTCTGTGCTCTAGCTTGTTTTTCCTGTACAGAAGCCTGTGCATCCGCTAATTGAAGCTGTGTAGCCTGCATTTGAACCTGTTGTTGCTCAGGATTAGGTTGTGTTAGCTGCTGAAGTTGCTGTAATAGGCTTTCACGGTTAGGTAATGACGAGTATTCAACGATACCTTGCAGCAATAACGGTACAATGGGGCTGTTTGGTCCTAGTGTAGACATCATTGCCATCATTTGAGCCTGTTCAAACTCTCTAGCAACCATACCCAGAGTACCTGTTGGGATAAATTCAAAGTCTTTTACAGGATAACGCTCTGGTGCAAACTGCATATAGCGCCATGCAGCCTTTTGAACGAACGGAATAAGGAAATCTTCTTGGAAATTGACCAATGAACGCTTGTTTTTCTTGATGATACCGCTAACAGCCATTGCTAAACCAGCTGCTGCTGCGTCTCCACCACTAACTTGAGCTGGTAAATTAGCTGTGTCAAGGGTTCCTGTAGCCTGTAGCATCATTCTTTCAAAGATCTGAGCTGTTTCGATGTTAGCTTTGTCTGTAACACCGAACTTAAAGGGCTGTAGGATCTCTTGAGGGTTACCATTGACAAGAATATTCTTACCAGGACGTATCTCAAACTTCTGTCCACGAGGCATTCTAGAGGCATCTATAGCCATCATAGGGGCTGCTGTAAGCCCTAATGAGTCTACATGACTACGAATCTGTGCATCTACAGCCTTTTGCATGTTGTAGGCCTTCTCAGCCGTTCCACGACCCCAGAAACGACCAGGAACGCTATCAGCTTGGTAGGCAACAACAGGCCTGTCTTGCATCATGAAAGGGTTTTCTTCGCCTTTCAGTAGTACTTCACCGTTAGCAATAACGATAAGAGCCTCTACCATCTCTGAATAGAGTTCATCGTCTGTTGTTGTACTATCTTCAGGGTTTTCTAATAGCTTCTTAGGTACTAAACCATAGTAACGAAGTAAGAGTACTTTGTCTTGTTGATAGTATGTTAGATCCTGATTAGGCTCTAGATCTGTATCTAAGTAAGCATCACCAATCGCTACTTTCTTATAAACACCATCTTCCATGCCTTTGATAACAGCATGTCTTCCGACATACTCTTCAATAGCACAACCCATCGCATCATCAATGCTTGTTGCGTTAGGATCAATTAAGAAGTTACGTGGATTGATTGGTTTTAAGTCTACGGACACTCTGTACGATGTATTGACACCGATCATCCTCAGTCCAGGCTGTGCTGTGGGCTGTGTTGCTGGTGCTAGGTTCTTCTTTTGTTTGACAATCAGTTCACCGATACCAGTGCCATAGACCTCAGCTAAGGTCATAACTTGACCAATGTTCTTACGTACTTTATCTTTCTTAAAGTCTTCAGACAACAAAGACTTCATGGCTTCAACGTCTGTCTTGTCTTGATCACTGACATCATCACTGATATCAAAGAACACACCTTTAGCGAACACAGCTTCTTCTAGATCAGCTTGTTTGTTATCTACTGCTTGCTGTAGTGCTGGTGAAATCAGTTTAGAACGCTCAGTGCCTCTGGTCTTATCTTCATCAGCCCAAAGACCACGCCATAGACGTTCATACTCGTCCCAACGCTCTAGGAAGTTTTCATCTCTGTAGTTACGCCAATCGTTACATCGATCCATAACAAATGCTACAAGAGCATTCTGAGGAGAGATTTCAGATTCAAATTTCATTGTCACCAACCTATCGTAGTGTCTAGGACTTCATACTCTTCTTGGTCCAGATTCTGATTCCAATCCGCTACTTGAATCTGGTCAATGTAACTTAACGCATCAATTAAGTCATCATGTGTCTTAGGATCAGGGAACTGCATAAGTTGATCTACAAACTTATTATTCCAATCACCTTCATTCAACACAATCCTACCGTGTTCAAAGCGTCCCTGTAATGACCAAACAATCCTATCTGCTTTCTTCTTATTACCGTGTGTTAGCTCTTCAATGCGAGGATAATAATTTAATCTTCTCATCAAATCATTCATATAAGGCATCACTGCATTCTTCAGTGAACCTTTCTCAATCCCTACTGCATTAACTCTGTAGTCCTTTGCAGCCTTTAGAATCCTCACTGCTGTTTCTCGGACATCCCATCTACCGTGTTGAATGTCAGCAACCCACCAGCCTTTGGTATTGATCTTAACAATAGCTATCGCTGTGTCATCAAGCTTTTTATTCTTCGTTTGATTCGTCTGAGATGAATCACTGAAACCACATAGATCCACCGCAATAAAGTAGTTACCTTCTTCCGGCTCTTCTTCACTGATCTTAATCCATTCATCTTTGAAGATCTCCGACTGTGCTGCCTCAAACGAAGCCATAAACTCTTGTCTAAAAGCAAAGCTAGACATCGAACCTCTAGCTGCTTCAATCTCTAAAGGATCTAACAATGGATTATCAAAGCTAGTGAAGTGCCAAGACTTGTAATCTTTATCTTTACCTGAATCACCTACTTTGTACAATTCATAAAAGTGATTCCTACCCATTGGTGTTCCAATGAACATTGATCTACCCTTCTGATCCGCTAAAGCAGGTCTAAGGATTTGTTCGAACACCTGTGGCTTCATGTCTGCGTACTCATCCATCACTAAGTACTTCAAACTAACACCACGCATAGTCTCTGGTCTGTCAGCACCCTTTAGCGATATCATTGCACCGTTGATCAACGTAATCTGCATGTTATTGACATGACTATTCTTGATCACTGTATGGCCTAGCTCTAACAGCGTAGACCACATAATATCCCTAGCTTGTCCCTGTGTTGGGGCTACATACCAGACATGACCCTTCTCAGTCTGTAGTGCCTCAATAATCAATGTCCAAGCAGCTAACCTTGATTTACCTGTACGTCTACCAGCAGCGATGATCTTAAACCTTGCTGGATCTTTGAAGACCTCTTGCTGCCAAGGAAGAAGTTTAACTTGTAGATCCATCTTCTTCCTCGTAATCAATCAATGTAGTCTCTACATCGACTGGTTCATGCTCTATCATTTCTACTGGAGACTCTTGCACTCCAGTGATGTTTATAGTGATTGCTTTAGCCCCTGATGCTGTTCCTTTATCCTCAAAGTAAGATACTGGAAGCATCCGATCCATACACATCTTAAGCGCTGCAATCTGATCCTTATCATTATCATCTAATGCTTTATGTACTATCTTTCTGATAATCGCATTAGAGTGTGTCAGCAACAGCGAAGCAGTGAACTCTTTAATCCTTGCTGCTTCTCCTGGTGGTCTACCTCTTTTCTCTCTCTTAATGTACTTCTGTACTTCTTCCTTCTTAGGACGACCTCTAGATCTCTTCTTTTTCGCAGGCACTTTCTTCTCTTCATTGACTGCCAAGACATCCTGGCTGACCGATGAAGGTAGCGAACAATCCTCAGTAGGAGAAGTAATTTTAATTTCTGACATCAGATCCCTCTATATAGTTTCTCTGCTGAAAGCAGGACTTTAGGGTGTATATAATTTTATGTATCTCTACAATGTAGTCAGTATGAAGTTAGTATGTAGTAAGTATAAAGTAAGTTTTATTTATTGTTTGTACATCGTCTGTTCATCGTTTCTACATAGAAGGGTATATTATAGCATATTTTTTAAGTTTTGTCAAGTTGTTTCTTTTTAACCAGCATAGACTGTACTGACACCAGCACAGATTGCACAGTCTTTAGAGGCTATGGCGGGACTCCATTTACATGGTGTCAGAGGCTCCGCAGAGGCTTTATTACTAAGCTATTGATTTTATTAGATATTATTAGATAGACTACTTAGACTTTAGAGACTTCCATTTTAGCTTTTTTTTAAGGCTAGGTAGCACCACAACATTTACACTACAACACAGACCCCTCCCCCTATGTCGTATACTGTATACAGAATACAATAGAGATTGTCGCTAGGTACAATAGAGATTGTCGCTAGGATGACAATTCAATATACAAAGTCATAGATTGTCACTACGACGACAATACATTATATGAAATCATAGATTGTCGTTAGGATGACAATTGAGTCTGTGCAGACTGTGCAGGCACAAAAGTGTATCGATGGAGCACCACATAGGGATACTTTATTGACCACATAGATACACCTTATCATTGTCTAAGACTGTGCAGACTGTGCAGATGTTCCACGTGAAACAATAACCTAAACTGTTGTGTTCGAACAACGTTACCGTTCATCATGGATTGTCTGCCGTTCGTCGGATACACTGCAAACTGCCTTGACAATGCAAAAACACTTGTTTAGTATTACTACATCGAAACAAACAAACCGGAGTAAACAAAATGACAATCGAAGAAAAAATTGCAGTAGTTGTAATGACAATAATCGCTAGTAGTTTAGTGATCCCTGGCGTAGGCGCATTTATCTTACACTTGCTGTAAACCAAGGGCGAAAGCCCTTTCAACTAACCAACTAAGGAAACAACCATGCTCAAGCTTTCGATTACATCTAAACTAGACGGAATTAGATCTTGGAGTTTACAGGCCTTAGATACTTGTCCGGGATCTGTTGGCGACAATGGCGAGTTAGTTGCTGCCTGCGCTGGTTGCTATGCCACTACAGGCAATTATTTATATCCTAACGTAAAGGCTCCGCGTGAGCATAATAAACAAGACTGGCAGCGGGATAGTTGGGTTGATGACATGGTCCAAGCATTAGACTCCGATCGTTACTTTCGCTGGTTCGATTCTGGTGACATGTACGCAATCAAGCTTGCAGAGAAAATGCTCGAGGTCATGAAACGTACACCTTGGTGTAAACATTGGTTGCCGACTAGAATGCACAAGTTTCCTAAGTATCAATCAATCATTGATCAAATGGATGCACTGCCGAATGTTGTTGTTCGTAGGTCATCAGATTCCGTTATCGGCGAAGTACTTGATGCACCATGGTCTAGCACTATTGCAGAATCCTACAATGATGATAGCATCAGTGTATGCCCAGCGTATCAGCAAGGCGGAAAGTGCAAAGGGTGTAGGAAGTGCTGGGACAAGTCAATCCCAGTTATCGGTTATGCTGCTCATGGCCAAAAGATGTCTAAAGTTATCAGACTTAAACTTGCAAAGGGTTGATCATGTCAAAGTCTAATGATGCTATCTTAGTCCTAGGTGGTGCATTGTTCGGTGCACTGTATGCTGTAATGATTTACTTATCACTATAGGGGTTTAACATGAAACAAGTGTTTTTTGCTTTTCTTCCGACAAATTATGAGCGCCCTGGTGGCGTTTGGTGGTATAGAGCATTTGCTAATCGTTACGAAATGGACGAGTTCATTGAATCAATCCGCAGCTGTGCAACTGCCATCAGGATATCTAATAGATTTGTAGTTCAAGATCCAGATAACATTAAACCACCAGAAGATGCTGCCGTTATAAAGTGAGGCTATCATGGAATTTAAGATTGTCGGTTACTTGTTGACTTATCGTTACCCTGAGTATTCAGGTTTAACCCACCTAGATCGCTTTGATACACTGGCGAAGGCAGAAGAGTATGCTGAGACTTCAGAATTGACAGAATACGTTATCAACCCCATTGTTGACTTATCAGGGGATTAGACCATGACAACCATACTGAAGAAGTCTGAAATACTCTATGATTGTACTAAGAGAGAATTAGACTATGCTGTTGCCTCTGTCAAGTTCCCAGAGGTCTATGATGAAATTGTTCGATTCTTATCTGAAGGTGGGTTCAATAACCTATCTGATTCTGAATTGGCGGAGCACTATAGGGAAACCTTTACAGACTTAGACACTATAGAATTCAGAAAGCAATATAGGATTACCAAATGAGTCTTACATTCAATGATCAACCATGTGAGATCGTCCAAGGTCCAGACGCTGATGGTCAGGTATGTATACGCTATGCTGGCGATCCTCGATGGCCTTTCCCTAGTTATACCTGGGTTAGTCCTAAAGCACTGAAGAAAACCACAGAAAAGCAAAAGCAATTAGAGGCTCTACAAGGCATCGAAGAGGCTCTAATGTAAGTATCATGTAAGTTTAGTGTGGTACAATAGCAACACTTTACAAGTTGCTAGGAGCCACTATGTCAGCAAAATCCAAGGAAAGGATAAGACTAAATAAGTTACATGGTCACAAGTATAAAAGACTATTCTTGAATGAAGGATACTTTTGTTTTTATTGTGCCGACCCTGCTTCGTCATTAGATCATGTTCCACCTTTGTCGTCTATGGACAATCTAGACTATGATTACAGGAAGAAGCATAGTATACCATGTGCTTTACTGCCCTGCTGTGTGGATTGCAACACAGCATTAGGAGATAGGAAATTGTTTACTGCTATGGAAAGACTACAATACTTAGAGTCCTACTATGAAGCGAAGCTTATAAAACAACGTAAGCTATGGTCTGATGATGAGATAGAAGAATTAGGAGGTAGACTTAAAGACTATGTCAGGGCTAGACAAGAAAAGATTAGTCGTTTCATGTACAAAATAAGGGCTATACAAATGAGGCAAATAAGGCCTGAGACGTTTCCGGTGATGTCTGAAAACACCTTCGAATAGAAAATCGCTTGTAGGCCTGTTTTAATCGATTCTAGAGGGTATTTTATGACTAAAGAGACTGTGCAAATGATGTTAGCCTTGATTGAGGCGATGATTGACTCCAGCGTAGCAGCATCATGGGGTCAGTGGGAGGAGGTAGAGCATGCTGAGGATGTTAAAGAGGATCTATACCCTAAGTTGATGGCTTTGTTGGATAGAATGGAGGATGATGGAAAATGAGATGTTTATCCTGCAATGAAGTGCTTAGCGACTATGAAGCCTCTAGGCGTAGTGTGCGAACAAGACAGTACTTAGACTTATGCAATGATTGTTTTAAGTATGTCCGAGATGATATCTGCGCTGTTGGCAATGTATCCCTGATGCATGATGATGACGAGATTGTTAGCGAACGTAAGAAGTCAGAGGACTAAGTATTGACAACTTTAGTTTTCTCTGATACCCTAAATCTATATAGGCTATGTATACTATGTACTATACTAAGTATATATACTAAGTATAATATTCTATGTATATACTATGTATACATAGCCTATATAGTAGACAATGTACCCTTAAAGGATAATACAATGTACCCTGATGATGATTTCTTACCTGAAGAGGCTCTAAAGGCTTCAGAGCCAACACAGGCAGAGTTGGATGATTACCATGAAGATGTTAAGATTGAAGAAGTACTGAGTGGATTTGTTCGCTTATGTTCGGAGTATGGTTTTTACTTTATGATGCGTCAGTTGACAAAGGCTTTGAATGCTAAAGGGTTCAACGTATGAAGAAGAAGATACAACCAAGGAAGCGTAAGCCTTCGCCGTATGTGCTATTCATGCACTCTAATGGTGGTACATGCTCTTTAGAGGATCTGATGGCAGCATTCCCTGCTAAGGGTAAGAATGCACTGCTGAATGCGATGCAGAAGCTTGTTGATAACTACACTGTTGATAGGGATATCTACATATATGGTGACAGACAGAAGAAGATCATCTACACTTTAGGAGGTTATGTCACTAAGGATACAACGGGTATCTGTTGGCATAATCCTTTTAACTTAGGGGTAAAGCATGCAGGATAAACCTTGTAAAGACCATCCAGATGCACCGCATGGTTTTGATCGTAACGCTAGCCACAATGCTGACAGGTATGTGTGTGAGTGTGAGAACTGGGAACCAAAGCCTGTGGCTCATGTTTACCGGATTGAAACAAACGGCAGGCCTTGTGTCGCATGGGATGACGCAAGTGAAATTAAGGTCGGCGCAAAACTTTACGCTGCACCTCGTGAATGGGTCAGTCTGACGGATCACGAAGTTTGGGAAGCGATCGATTACGTGCTTGAGGGTGGTGGTTGGCTAGATGTAGCGAGAGTACTTGAGCAGGCTTTTAAGGAGAAGAACAATGGCTGAAAACAAAAACGCGAAGACACCATCAGATGGTGGGTCAGGTTTTATCGACGGCGTGTGGTATGGGCCAGGGCCTACGGCGTGGCAGTGCCAATGCGGTAAAGCGTATACGGTTACTTGTATTTCAAGCAAACCTACAAAGCGTGAATGGGTTGGGCTGACGGATGAAGAAGTGAGCGAGATTATTGATAAAGAGATTGGTTTCAACTCTTGCTTTGGGCCGGAAGAATCTTTTGCTCGTGCGATTGAGGCGAAGCTGAAGGAGAAGAACACATGACTAACCACATCGGACTTGATGAACTTGCTATACAAGAAGGTATACGCAAGCCGTGGGAAACCCTGCTGATGATGACAAAAACTGCGTATGGGCTTTATGCTTTTACGCACAAGGATTTAGAGCAATTCGCCACACTTGTAGCCGCAGACGAGCGTGAGTCTGTAGCAGCATCAAACAAGCGTGACTTGACCTGCGTCTGCGGTGCTGTGTGGGACGGTGAGCAGATGGTTCATGCACCACGAAAGCGTGAATGGGTTGGACTGACGGATGATGATTATGAGGAATTATTAAGGACTAGGGAGTGGGGTGTTTCTTTGATTGAAGCCGTCGAAGCCAAACTAAAGGAGAAGAACACATGAGCGAAAACAAAAACGCAAAGACACCAGCGGACGGAGAGCCTCTGCCCGTAGCAACAAGCGCCATGACGCTAGAGCAAACGCGACAGTGGATTGCCGACACATGGAAAAGGTGTCAGGACGAAGTTTGGCGCCAGCCAACCACTAAGACGGTGGTGTACCTGACTGCTGGTAGCTACAGTCTTGAGACGCTTGAAAATCTGGTTAAGTTACTTAGAAAGGTGGCCAATGATGACTAGAGAAGAAATCATCCGCATGGCGCGGGAGGCTGGATTGGCTTACGGATCTGACGAAAAGCCATTAGGTTCTGTAACACGCTTTGCTGCCCTTGTTGCCGCGCATGAACGTGAGGCGTGTGCGAAGGTGTGTGATGAGAAAGTTAACGCTGAATATGCAACAGGGAAGGTTGACCATCACGAAATGGCATGGACGCAAGCATGTGCAATAGCCATCAGAGCAAGGGGGCAAGCATGAGCAAGATTCAGCCATTCAATTCAAAGTGGAACGCAACCGCAGCACTAACTTGTGCGCTTGATGAGACTGAGCCTGACGAGCAGGTGATTGTGGTTGTCCGCAAGAAAGATGGTAGCCGGTGCAAGTACGCTGCCAACATCACAAACATGGAAGTGTACTGGGAAGCCGGTGTTCTTCAACACGAAGTTGTATCAGGGAGATATGAGAAATGAAATTTAGAAAGAAACCCGTGGTCATTGAGGCCACACAATGGTTCAAGAACGGTGATCACCCGCTGGATTACAGCAAGACACATGATGGATTTGCTGGTGGCGGACTAGTCACGTTTTCACCCGAGTACCGCAAACAGATGCAATGGGAAGGCGACATCGTGCGCTACTACCGAACGCCAGATGTTGACGGTCAAACAGTGTGCAAACACTGCGGAGACATCATGCACAACCACGGCTGGATTGACACGCTGGAAGGCGGCCACATTGTTTGCCCAGGAGACTGGATCATTACTGGCGTTAAAGGCGAACATTACCCATGCAAGCCTGACATCTTTGAAATGACTTATGAAAAAGTTGAAAGCAAGGGGTGAGCAATGACATACTTAGCTACGCACCAGGGTTGTGATGATTGCGGTAGCTCTGATGCCTTATCAGTGTCAGAGAATGACAAAGGAGAGACATGGTCTCACTGCTTTAGCTGCGGCACAAATACTAAATTGTCTACAAATGTTGATAACTTCCAACAAAATGTAACATCTAAGCCTAAAGTTGTACCTATGATTCAAGGCCAATATCGTTCGATACCAGTGAGAAACCTTAGTGCTGATGCACTGAAGGCGTACAACGTAGTGCTTACTGATGACTACGAGGTAGTGTTTCCCTATCATGATGCTGATGGAAAGGTAGCAGCATACAAGGTAAGGCATGAAGCTACGAAGACTGACTGCACCATCAAAGGAGATTGGAGTAAAGCTAATACATTGTTCGGACAACACTTATTTGCTAAAGGAGGGAAGAGCATTACCATCACTGAGGGTGAGTTTGATGCCATTGCTGTCTATCAAATGAATGGTATGAAGTATCCTTCAGTATCTATCCGCAACGGAGCAAAGGCAGCACTAAAGGACTGTAAAGCTAACTATGAATATCTTGATTCTTTTGAAACCATTGTTATCTCTTTTGATGCTGATGAACCTGGGAAGAAAGCTGCTACGCAAGTAGCTGACCTATTCGGTGCTAAAGCTAAAGTTGTCAAGCATAGAGCACCATTCAAGGATGCTAACGATTACCTTAAAGAAGGAGCAATAAAGGAGTACATACAAGATTGGTTTGCTGCTGAGACCTATGTACCTGATGGTATTGTCAACGGCTCTAAGCTGTGGGAAGACATCAATACACCAGCTATTAAGTCTTCATGTAACTATCCCTTTGATGGCCTTAACAAGCTAACCTATGGCATTAGGAAGGGTGAACTAGTTACCTTCACTGCTGGATCTGGGCTAGGTAAATCACAGGTGTTGCGTGAGATCGTGTATCATATCCTGTGTAAGACAGATGACAACATTGGTTTGATGTTTCTTGAGGAGTCTACTGTCCGCACTGCCAAAGGCTTGATGTCCATACACGCTAACAAACCTTTACATTTACCAGACACAGCATACACAGATGAGGAGTTTAGAGATGCCTTTGAGCACACTCTTGGCACTAACAGGGTTTATCTTTTTGATCATTTTGGTAGTACGTCAATTGATAATATTTTATCAAGAGTCAGATTCATGTCAAAAGGATTGGGATGTAGCTTTGTGGTGTTGGATCATATTAGCATCATCGTCAGTGCTGGTGATGTTGGCGATGAGAGGAAAGCCTTAGATGAGATCATGACAAAGCTTAGGATGCTGGTTCAAGAGACTGGTATATCCTTGCTGATTGTCAGTCACCTGAAGAGACCTGATGGTAAAGGACATGAAGAAGGAGCAGCAACATCACTAGGACAGCTGAGAGGCTCTGGAAGCATTGCACAATTGTCTGACATGGTTATCGGTATGGAAAGGAATGCACAGCATGATGATGAACGTGAACGCAATATCACCAGGATTAGGGTACTCAAGAACCGCTTCTCAGGCACGACAGGTCCAGCCTGTAGCGTCTACTACAACCACACAACAGGAAGGTTATCAGAGGTCATCGAAGATGAAAACTTATGAAGATCTGATGGAACTCACTAAGAAGTTTGCTTTAGAACAACTTCGTACTGGTAGCTCATTAGGAGAAGTCATCAATGCTTTCAATGATACTGCTAAGGAGATGTCTAGCTTCAGTGATTACATGTATGCTATCCAAGATGCTAACAGGAGGCCATAGTGGCTGAAGTAACCAACCTTGTAGAGCATGAAGATGGATCTGCTACCATTACGTTAGACTTAACTAATGAAGAGGCTAGGATACTGATACAATGGGCTATCAGAGAAGCTATCAAAGCTGGTATCAAAGCAGATAAGGAGTTGAAATGGGATTCTTAGTCATGAGTATGAATGAGATTGTTCAGGCAGCATGGGATGCTAAACTTATTAGTGGCTACAATGTTGAGTACGTCAATATTGATGCACTGATGCGGTTTGCTGAAGAGATCTCTAGGGTTGCTGTTGAAAACTATCAGGAAAGGGTATCTGATGTGGGCAATGGATAAGTTGATAGCAGAGCATTCAGACTTAAAGAAGAAGTACGATACACTCTTGGAAGACTATCAAAAGCTGGTACATAAATATGAAGAGCTTAGTACTGGACATCGAAACGGACATGAAGCAGAGTGTTATCTTTTGCGTGGTAACAAAGGACCTGACAACGGGTGAGGTTGTATGTCATACTCAAGCAAGTACACTAAAGCCTCTTATAGAGGATTACGACACAGTGATCGGACACAATCTAATCAGCTTCGACGGTTACCACCTACGGAGATTGTGGAACATTACGATACCACTCAAGAAGGTTTGCGATACGCTCGTGCTGTCGAGGCTATGGAATCCCAGTATCGAAGGAGGACACAGTCTAGAGGCGTGGGGAAAAAGGCTAGGGAATCACAAGATTGAGTTCCAAGACTTCACCGCACTGACACAACAAATGATTGACTACTGTATCCAGGATGTACACCTCACTGGTGATCTTCACCGCAAGCTATGCGGAGATATGAAGGACTTTTCACCGCAAAGCATTGCACTGGAGCACAAAGTACAGTTCATTGTTGCACAGCAAGAGCGTAATGGTTTTAAGTTAGATGTACCTTTATGTACTGCTTTTGTGTCCGAGCTACAGTCTAAGTTGTCTAAGATTGAAGAAGATTTGCAGTTGATATTTCCACCAATCATTACAGAAAGGATTAGCGAAAAGACAGGAAAGAAACTAAAGGATCATGTCGAAGTATTTAACCCTGGCTCTAGAGATCAGATAGGACGTAGATTGATATCATTAGGTTGGAAGCCTGAGAAGTTTACTGAGACAGGTAAGCCTATGGTTGATGAGGTTATTCTATCTAAGCTACCCTACACAGAGGCTAAGGCAATGGCTGAGTATCTACTGATACAAAAGCGTATTGCACAGGCTTCATCGTGGTTAGAGCACGTTGCTGACGATGGTAGGGTTCATGGCAAGGTCATCACTAACGGTGCTGTCACAGGCCGTATGACACACCATAGCCCTAACATGGCTCAGGTTCCTTCAGTGACTGCTGAGTATGGTGATGTATCCAGACAGGTATGGACTGTGGATGCTGGTAACGTCTTAGTAGGCTGTGATGCCTCAGGGTTAGAACTAAGAATGCTTGCTCACTACATGAAAGATGAAGAGTATACAAAGGAGGTGATCAATGGGGATGTCCACAGCAAAAACCAACTCGCTGCTGGTTTACAAACCAGACCTCAAGCAAAGACGTTTATCTACGCGTTTCTATACGGGGCTGGCCCAGCTAAGATCGGATCAATTGTCGGTGGCAACGCAGACGCTGGCAAGAGGCTTATCGCCACGTTCCTTAAGAATACGCCAGCTCTCAAAATGCTTAAAGAGAAGGTTGCAAAGTATGCAGAGAAAGGGTTTGTGCCAGGATTGGATGGTCGTAGACTATGGATACGGTCGGAACACGCAGCACTTAATACACTTCTTCAAGGAGCTGGGGCGATCTGCATGAAACAAGGTCTTATCCATCTTCATGATTCACTGAAGAAGCTTAAGATCCCTGCTAAGTTTGTTGCTAACGTCCATGATGAATGGCAGATAGAGTGTCCTTCTGAGTTATCCGACAAGGTTGGTAGGCTTGCAGTAGATGCTATAGAGCAAGCTGGTGTAACTTTAGGGTTACGTTGTCCTCTGACAGGGGAATACAAAGTAGGTAATAACTGGAAGGAAACTCACTGATGATTACCGATCCACTTAAGATCGATGAATTAACTGTTACTGTTCGCTTTACAAGGAGTGATGATGGTGATATACTGATGGATATAAGTACTGACAAACTTGTATCAAATGGTACGATGGTTACGTTGTTATACTCTGTTGCACAATCAGCAGAGGAGAGTGTAAGAGCAGACATCATGGCAATGATGGCGATTGATAAAGCAAAGTTAAACTGAGGAAACTATGGATATCAAACCTGTACGTATCGAAGCAACCCTTATGTGGCCTTTCCTGGACAAGCCTAACGACATGTCTGGTAAGTATCAAGTAGATCTAACAAACCTGTCAGAGAAGGCTGTAAGGGCTTTAGAGGATATGGGTATCACTGTTCGTAACAAAGAAGGTAAAGGATTCTTCATTACCGCTAAGAGTAACCACACCATCAAGGCATTAGATAAGAATGGTGATGAGGTCTTAGCTCATATCGGTAATGGAACCAAAGCTGTATGCGTCTTAGGTGCTTATAGCTGGTCCTTTAAGAATAAGAAAGGTGTTTCACCGTCACTGAAGAAGCTAGTCATCACTGACCTAGTTACTTATAGTTCCAATCCACAACAGGATCAGGAAGAAACGGAAGATGTCCTCTAAACTGCCAATCATTGATGGTGACATTCTCTGCTACAGAGTAGGCTTTGCCTGCAATGAAGAGACTGAGAGTGTAGCCATCAAAACCATGGCAGAGTTGTTGGAAGAGTTGGTCTTTATAGACCTCTCTTCTGACGATTGTGTCGGCTACCTGACAGGATCTAATAACTTTAGATACGACATTGCTAAGACACAACCCTACAAAGGAAACAGAAAAGATGCAGCTAGGCCAATTCATCTTCCTCGCCTTCGTGAGTACCTGCATACTGCTTGGGACTTCAGAGTGGTCGACGGACAAGAGGCTGACGATGCTATTGGAATCCATGCCACGCACCTACGAGACAAATCGGTAATCGTTACCATTGACAAAGACTTAGACATGATTCCTGGTCATCACTATAACCCAGTAAAGAAAGAGAGCTATTACATCGACGATAAAGAAGCTATTAAAAACTTCTACCGACAAATCCTCACTGGAGACAAGGTAGATAACATTGAAGGTTTACGTGGTATCGGTCCTAAGAAAGCAGATAAGATCCTTGCTGAAGCAGATACAGAGCTAAAGATGTACGAAGCTGTGCTGAAGGCTTATGATAACAATCAAGAACGTGTAATAGAGAATGGTCAATTGTTATGGATTAGACGACAGGAAGATGAGATATGGCAACCACCGACACAGTAGTTTACTTAGAATGGGTTGATGCTGTAGCCAGCTCAGGATGGTCTAAGAAGGGTACTGGTGACTTAGCAAGGTGTAAGGCTATAGGGTTTATGGTGTTTGAGAACAATGATTGTGTACACATCGCAGCCACCATACATGATGATGAGTGTAATGGATTGATGATCATTCCTAAAGCATGGATTAGTCAATGGACGGAGATTGATATTGAAGCCTTCAAGCGCAAAAAACAAAGGAAGACTACTACAAAAGCTGGTAGTTGAGAAGTTAAGAGAAACCTTTAACCTGAGCGAACATGATTGCAAAAGCACACCAATGGGTACACAGGGCGAGGATGTCTGGCTCTCGTCGAATGCTTTGGAGAGATTCCGTTACGGCATCGAATGCAAGAACAGAGCAAGAATCGCTATCTTCAACGACTACGAACAAGCCATACGGCACTGTGAAGGAAAAGAAACAGAGCCTTTACTGGTTCTGAAGCAGAATAGATCTACACCTTTAGCTGTTGTTGGTCTTGATCACTTCATAGAGTTAGCATCAAAGGCTAAGTTGTATGAGATCCAACAACGACAAAAGACTGTAGAGCAAAGTAAACTAGCAACCACACTGAGAAAGGTTTATGGCCAACATTAAAGTAGACTACCTAAACCACATGGGCGATGACTTAACAGTTGTCAATGCTGCTCGTGTTAGCTTCGATAAAGAGTCAGAGGCTACTGATTGGTTTGACACAGAGCAAAGTAACCATTACTTCCCTTTACCTGTGTTAGATCCTAAAGATGTCAAGCTGATTAAGTATCTAGCTAAACATAACCATTGGAGTCCCTTCAGTCATTGCTTTATCCAGTTCAGGGTTAAAGCACCTATATTCGTAGCTAGGCAGTTGATGAAGCATACGGTAGGGTTAGCCTGGAATGAAGTCAGTAGACGCTATGTTGATAGCTCACCAGAGTTCTATCAGCCTACTTATTTCAGACGTAAAGCACCCAATGTCAAGCAAGGTAGTTCATCAGAGCCTGTACAAAGTTTCACAGACTGGAATGAAACAGTTGACAAGTACACTGCTTATATGGTAACATTGTATGAGCTGATGCTTAAGGAAGGTATTTGCCCTGAGCAAGCTAGGATGATTCTCCCCCAATCCATGATGACTGAATGGTATTGGAGCGGAAGTCTTTACGCTTTTGCTAGGGTGTGTCAACTAAGACTAGCTAAGTATGCACAGGCTGAGACAAGGATTGTAGCTGAGCAGATACACAATATCTCTGCTCAGATCTTCCCTGCCTCTTGGGATGCTTTAATGAACAATGGAGAAGATGATGAGTGATAGTAAAATTAGTTTTCATGTGTCGCTAATGGCAGTAGATAACGAAGAAGTACAGCAGTACCATGCTGATCATGGTTTCCCATTAGACCACATGGTTGATATCAATGTTACCTTTGATAGTGGTATTGCTTGGCCTAAGTTGTTAGAGACAGCTTGTGAAGCTATCGGTGCTTACTACGGTTACGATGTCAAAGAGAAAGTATTCGTTAAGCAGTTTGACAAGATCGTTAACATCTTCGGACACGATGATCCTACAAACTACGAAACAGACTCAGACGCTGATGAGAATCCTGCTACTTGATATTGAATCAGCACCTAACACTGCGTATGTCTGGGGTTTGTTTAAGCAAAACATCAGCATCAGTCAAATCGTAGACAGCAGTAGTGTTTTGTGTTGGGCAGCTAAGTGGTATGGTGGTGATCATGTGATGTTCAGTAGCATCTTAAACGGTAAGAAGACGATGCTAAAGAAGATCCATAGTTTACTTGATGAGTGTGATGCAGTGATACATTACAACGGTACTAGGTTTGATATACCGACACTCAACAAGGAGTTCTTAGAGGCAGAGATGTCTCCACCAGCACCTTATCATCAGATTGACCTGTTAAAGACTGCTAGAAAGGAGTTTAGGTTTCCTAGTAACAAGTTAGACTATGTTGCTAGAGCTTTAGGGCTAGGTCAGAAGACTAAGCATGAAGGCTTTGAACTTTGGATCAAGTGTATGAACAAAGACAAAGAAGCCTGGGCAGTGATGGAGCAGTACAACAAACAGGATGTTATCCTACTGGAAAAGGTCTATGAGCGATTTCTTCCCTGGATTCGAACCCACCCAAACGTCAGTATATGTAACGACTACACAGGCTGCACACGGTGCGGGAGTTACCATCTACAGCGGAGGGGGTACAGCACTACCGCCACGGGAAAGTACCAGCGATACCAGTGCCAAGACTGTGGTGGTTGGCAGCAACAACGTAGAGGAGAAAAACTTGCTACCGAAATACTCAAACCAAGCTAAACAAGTTGGGGGTGATCACTATAAGCAGACAACATTACAGCCTTGGGATGTCATTAGTGCTTGGTCGTTAGACCCTTGGTCCGCTAATGTAGTTAAATACATTCAAAGGTTTCACCGTAAGAACGGTAAAGAGGATCTACAGAAAGCAGTACACTATCTGGAGTATTTGATTGAGAACTATGACTTAGTAAAGAAAAAGTACTACAAGGAGTAACTATGGCGCTAACGATTCTGGACTTATTTGATAAACTAAAAAGATTAGATGAAATATCTCTACTTGAGATACTGAACATAACAGCAGAAGACTTGGTTGATAGGTTTGAGGACAGAATCGAAGCCATGTTTGATGAATTAGTTGACGAACTAGACGATACACAAGAGGAAGAGTAATGAAGTTGAATAACTACCAAGCATTTATCCACAAGAGCCGCTACAGTAGGTTTCTTGACGAACAAGGACGTAGAGAGAACTGGGGTGAGACTGTAGATCGCTACATGGCTTTTATGCAAAAGCAGTTGCTTAAGAAGCATAAGTATGAGATTCCTCAGCATATCTACAAGACTGTACACAAGGCTATTCTGAACCTTGATGTCATGCCTTCGATGCGCTGTATGATGACTGCTGGTGAGGCACTAGAACGTCAGAACATTGCAGGATATAATTGTTCGTATCTACCTATCGATGATCCTAAGTCATTCGATGAGGCTATGTACATCCTTCTATGTGGCACTGGTGTCGGTTTCTCTGTAGAGTCTAAGTATGTCAATCAATTACCTGAAGTCCCTGATCAGCTATTCGATAGTAAAACTACTATCGTGGTATCCGACAGCAAAGAAGGCTGGGCTAAAGCACTACGACAACTTATTGCTTTACTCTATGCTGGAGAGATTGCAAAATGGGATGTCTCCAAAGTTAGACCTGCTGGGACAAGACTTAAGACCTTTGGAGGAAGAGCTTCTGGTCCAGAACCCCTCGTTGAACTATTCAAGTTTGTTATTAGGAAGTTCCAAGCGGCCAAAAATCGTCGTCTCTCGTCCATTGAATGCCATGATATTTTGTGCAAGATCGGGGAGGTTGTTGTTGTGGGTGGTGTGCGACGATCTGCAATGATATCTTTAAGCGATCTAAGTGATGATCGTATGGCACACGCTAAAGCCGGTGCTTGGTGGGAACAACAAGGACAACGTAGCCTAGCTAACAACTCTGCTGTGTATGATACAAAGCCTTCAGTAGGTCAATTCATGCGTGAATGGTGCTCAGTCTATGAGAGTCATTCTGGTGAGCGTGGTATCTTCAACAGGGAGGCATCACAGAAACAAGCTGCTATCAATGGTCGTAGAGATCCTAATCATGACTTTGGTACGAATCCCTGCAGTGAGATCATCCTACGTCCCTACCAATTCTGTAACCTCACTGAGGTTATTGTCAGGGCTACAGATACTATTGAGGATCTACGCTACAAAGTACGTGTAGCATCGATTCTAGGCACTTGGCAGAGCACAATGACTGACTTCCCTTACCTGCGTAAGATCTGGGAAAAGAACACCGCTGAAGAACGTCTATTGGGTGTATCGCTGACAGGTATCTACGACAATCCATTGTTGAATGACCCTAATGATAATCAATTACCATTAAGACTACAGGATCTTAAGCATGAAGCAGTCACTGCGAATGAAGTTACAGCGAGTGCTCTGGGCATTCCCGTCTCTGCTGCGATCACTTGCGTTAAGCCTTCTGGTACTGTGTCTCAGTTGTGTGGCACTGCTAGTGGAATTCACCCACAACATGCTTCGTATTACATTAGACGTGTTAGATCGGATAAAAAAGATCCTCTCACAGCGTTTATGATCAGCCAGGGTATCCCTAATGAGCCTTGTGTGATGAGACCAGACAGTACAACAGTGTTCTCATTTCCTATGAAGGCTCCTGATTCAGCAATAACTAGGGATGATGTATCTTCTATTGCACACTTAAACCTATGGAAAGTGTATCAACTTAACTGGTGCGAACATAAGCCTTCAGTAACTATCTCAGTGAACGAAGAAGATTGGCCTACTGTAGGTGCTTGGGTGTACAGGAACTTTGATATCTGTACTGGTGTATCGTTCTTGCCTATGGATGGTGGTACGTATCGACAGGCTCCTTATGAGACATGTACTGAACAAGAATACAATGAACTCTTAGCTAAGATGCCTGTGAACATCAATTGGGATGATCTTAAGGAAGTAGATGATAACGTCGAAGGTGCACAGCAACTAGCCTGTGTTGCCGGAGTGTGTGAGATCTAGATAAAAAAAGCCCTCCATCAAAGGAGGGCGAACGGTCACTAAGGAAAACTATGCCAAATATATGGGGTTGGTCGTTTCTGTCAGGGTTTATGTTGGGTATCTGCTATTCTGATGATTTTGTCGTAACTGACGAGGACGGAGACGAGGCTTTTCTCGAAGGGTTCTTCGTCTTTATTAACATTGCTATCTTTAGCTTTGTTGTTGGATGGGCTAAGGAAGAGTGATGCCTCAGCTTCACGACGAAGAATCAAGCCTCTGGTTACTTTACCTGCTGCAAGATTCCAACGCTTTAGTTCTTGAGCAGCTTCCTCCCATCGTTCTTGGTTTATTCTTGTTCGCATCGTGGATGACCTCAACCTAGCTGGTCCTAGATTATAAGTCCAACTAAGGATCGCAGCAGCTTTATTATCGTGTTTCGTCAACACTGGACAGGCTTTATAGACTTGAAGTAGGAACCTCTCTGCATCAAGTTCAAATAAGGCTTGTCCTCTTTCTTTTGTGATCTCAGGATCATCTAAGGTAACCTTATCTCCATTCTCGTACATCGTAGATCCCCAACCTATGGTGGGTACGTTAGCACTACAGAGATAAGGTTTACTTCTCCATCCTTCGAATCTCTTAATCAATGGTTCAGCGATTGAGATTACTTCTTTGATTCCCATACCCTACCGATAAACCAGAACGTAAGTATCATAGCAAGCATTCCCTCATCGAAATCAGTCCAGCCTGTAACGAGTACAGAAGTCCAACTACCGTCTTGTAAGAAAGCTAAGTAAAGTCCTGCAATCTTTACTGCTGAGTAAAAGAAAACAAACCAGTAAGTCACTGCTGGTCTAACCAGTGCTGACAGCGATGCTACCCACTTCCAAGCTTTACCATCAGACTCTGCTTGTTGTTTGAATGCTTCACCGATAGCATCTAATTCATGCTCTTGTAGACGCTGATATCCTTGCTGTAGAGCAAACTCTGCTTGCATCTTAGCAATAGATACCTCAACGTCTAACTTCTTTAGCTCATGTTCTCTTTCAAACTTACGATCTAAGATCTTCAGTACTTCAGGGGCTAACCTGAATACACCACCGATAAGAGCACCAATGAGTTCAAACATTGAGGAAAGCTCCCATTACATCACGAACAAGACTAGATTGTTTCTGAGGTTGTTGTCTAATTGGTTGAGGATTAAGAAGTTTCTGCATCTCTTCCATCTCTTGAGGTGTTAAACCTTGAGGTGGTTGATCTTGTGTTGCAGGCTGTGCTTCACCAAAATCAGACGTAGTTACCTTAGCATCGTTGTATATCTTTAGTAGTTTAGCTGCTGCTGCGCCTGTCATACCAGCCTTACTAATCTCTTTTTCAACACCAGCTAACTGACTAGCTGCTTTAGGGTTGGTAGCAATCTTCGCTAAGATCTTTGGAGTGATAAGAACACCAGCACCAACAGCAGCACCTAGTAAAGGATCTTGAGCAAAGGCAACACCAGTACCTGCAAGAGCTGCAAATGAGGATACTGCGTCAGCTTGTTTACCTGCAACAAACAATGACAAACCTGATCCTGGTGTTTTAGAGCTAATGTTTGCTGTAGAACTAAGTGCTTTGATACTGTTTTGAGCCTCAGGGCTTAGAGCTTCTTCAAAGGTACGCTTAAACTTAGGATCTTTTCTAAGTTTATCGCCTATAGCAACAAACTCTTTAAGCGTGTTCTCAGCACCTTGTTCGCCTAGGAAAGATTCTACATAACCTCTATTCAATGCTTGTTGTAAAGCTGTACTATCTAAAGCAGGATCAATCTTCTTAGCCTGTGCTAAAGCATCTTTAATGGCCCTAATCTCAGACTGATTACCTGACCTATAAATAGCTTCACCAATTCTTTCTGGTTCTTTAACAAGGATCTTAAGGACAGTATCAGGAAATAGTTTTTCTAATGATTCTTTGTAGAATTGTTGTGTACCACGGTAGCGAGCTAACAAATCAGGGTCCATTTGTTTTGCTGCTGTGTCCATTGCATCATCGATGGCTTTGGTTGCTTTAGACAGCTCAGCAACTACAGGACTATTCTTACCTACTTCTACTTTAAGATCACGTAGACGATTGTTTAGAATAGATCTTAATTGATGTGCTTCTGCAAAAGATACATCAGCAGAAATATTACTGATGTCATTTAGCACCCTAGCGACATCAGGTCCATATACAGTAGCAGGATCGCCTGTCTCAGTAAGTTTTTCAGCCCTCTTCAATGATTCAAAAGCTTTAGACTTTATAGGAGCTAAGTTTACACCAACGTTAAACCCTCTTGCTGGTAATTCTTGTTCGTAAAAAGGTTGAACAAGCTCTGACAATCTTGTGTTTGCTGACTGCACAACATCTCTAACACCTTGACCAGCCTGTAAAGCAGGTAAAGCGTCAGACGCTACACTTTCTAAGATCGTATCTCTTTCTTGTCTTAAAGCATTAAGGTTTGTTTCAGCTAATTTATCAAATGTACTTTGTCCTGACAAACCACTACGAGCAACTGCTTCTCTGACTTTAGCACCTGTTGATCCAGTGATTTGGTACTCTGTTAAAGTACCACCATACTTCTGCAGCAGCTCTTGAGCAACCCTCTTAGATTCTTGAGCTGAAGCATCCATAGGAGGAAGTACACCAGCTTTAGTCATTGCATCTTTAGTAACACGGAAAGTTTTACCAAGCATGTTAAAGACTACGTTACCAGTAGCATCCAAAGCCATATTAGTAACAGAATTAGACAACATGTCTGCTGCTGTCTTTGTTAAAGGCTCTGGCATACCCATTGCAGACTTAATACCAGCTTCTAACGCCGTACCACCTGCTGCACCAATACCAGACCCAATAACACCTCTTACAGCCTGTTGAGCTAATGCTCTACCTGCTGCCATACCTGCTGGAGATCTTGTCGTAGCTGCACCAATAACACCACCAGCTAGTCCAGCTACATCAGGTAAAGCCTCTAGTGCAATATCACCAAATGTTTTTCCTGGTTGCTTAGCACCTTCCATAACAGAAGTAGGTTGAGGTGTTTGTTGTCCTTGAGTACCAAGAAGACCTTTTAGCTCTTCTAATTCTGCTGGTGAAAGACCTGTCGCCATCTTAGTATCCTAATTGTCTACGTTGCTCTGGAGTAGCTTTTTCTAACAAATCAGATATCCTTCTTGCAGTGCTCCTTGCTTTTGTTCGTGATTCAGCAAAGTCATAATTATTAAGATTACCGCCACCTTGTTGAAACTTAAAAGCATCTTTGTATGCTTCTTTATCAGAAATAGCATCTTCTCGCATACGACGAAGCATAGCCTGTAGTGTTTGCTTTGTCATACCGCCAGTACCAATAGCTTCTCTTAAGAACATCAATTCCTTTTCTGACAAGGAACCAGGAAGTGTTCTAGCCTGTCCTTGAGCTAACTTAGCCAACAATTGATTTAATTGTTCAGATTCTGTTGTGCCGGTAACCTGCACACCAAGGGCATTAGCAATCTGACCCGCCTTAAGAGCTACACCAGCACCTACGCCAGTGAATGCGTTGTTAAGAACACTGCTAATAGCGTTTACATTAGTAAGTACTGAATCAGCAGCAACAGCAGAGTTTTCTAAATCATCAAGCCTTTTTACTTTAGCTGTGTTTATACCTTTATCTTGGTTGATGCTTACATCGATTTTTGTACCTTTCTTACTTGTTTCTGCTTCTCTTTTGTTAACAGCTTGTTGTTCTAGTTGTGTTAAGTCGCCAAAACGTTTACCGTACATTTCTCTCGAAATAGCCTCCCTGTCTGCACCAAATGATTCTTGTTTCTCCTCTTTTGGTGCTCTAGTGGTAGCTAAGTTTATAGCTGAATCAATCTCAGTTATTTGCTGTCTAATCTCTTCTTTTTCTAGCTCAGTTGTAGCATTCTGCATAGCATCTCTTAATTCCTGCCTTGCTTTCTGAAGCTGAACCACAGGTGCTTTACTTTGCATTGCTTCAGTTGCTTGTCGTATAGCTCTTTGTGTCTCAGCCGCTAATTTACCAATTTCATAAGTAGTTTTAATTGTTCCTAGTTCAGCCTTAGCCTTAGCCTCTTCAGCTTGTTTAACCTGTGCAGCAGCCGCTATAGCCTCTTGTGTTAGCCCTAAACGAGTAGCCTCTCTAGCCATGATCCTGTAAGCTTCTACAGGGTCTTGTCCATCCCACTGAGCACTGATACTATTCTTTAATTCCTGTCTTGCAGAGGCTTCCTTTAGCCTTGGGTCTTCTACACCGAACAACCCACCAATAGCTCTACCAGCCTGTGTACCAGCCATACCCATACCAGCTCTGATACTTTGGTAAGGTGTTAACCTAGCTTGTGCTAACGCATTAGCTTGATCCTGTTGTATCTGTTCTTGTTGAATATCATAGATACTAGGACCAAATAAACTTTGTTGCTGTGCCATCTTTAATCCTTAGATAAACAATCCGATGTCTTGATTACCATAACCAAGCCCAGTACCAAACCCAGCACTATTAATAGCACCAGCGGCATTAGGATTAAGTATATTACCTAATAAGTTTCCAAACAAATTAGATGTACCACTTGTACCTAACACTTGATTAGCTACATTCTGTCTTGATGACAACAAACCAGCTAAGGCTTCCTGTTGTGCTTGTAGATTACCTGCTAAACCAAGACTTTGAAGATTACCTTGAGCAGTTAAACCAGCCATTGATGGTTGTAGATAAGCATTAGTTTGTGCTATGTTACCAGCCATTGCTTGCTGTCCTAACTGACCACTGAGCTGTGCCTGCGCTAGCTGTTGCTGTGTTAGATTCTGGATAGGTTGTAGTGCTGTGACACCCTGTCCAAGTAACGTACCACGCTCACCTAAAGCAGCCTGTCTGGACTGCAACTCACGTTGAAGCTGTTGCTGTGCAATGGCTTGTTCTTGAGCTAACAATTCAGGAGAAGAACCACCAAAAGAAGACCCACTTACACCTAATCTTCCTTGAGAACGTAACCTAGCTTCTGTAGCAAGACGCTGACGCTCAATTTCTGGTGCTGACAATGCTGATAGTTTATTGTAGTAATCCCTACTTAACTGATCAACGTTAGTCATGTTCGCAGCCTGTGCTGACTGCATTGCAGCTACAGCAAAGGGATTATACATTGCTCTAGCATCTTCAGTCAATGCTGTGTTAACAGTACCTGTAGCAGGATTATACGTAGTACCGAACAAGGAACCAGTAACACCAAAGGGTGTAAACTCTCCTACCATGTTCGATGCTTGTGTAGCTAATGTATTGTATTGACCACCAAGACGGTTAGCTAGGTTAGTGTATTCTGTTTGTGTTAACTGTCCTTGCTGACGTAACTTATCAGCAGCATCCTGGACCATTGCTAGGTTAGCACCAGAACTAATCAAACCACCTAGGATATTCTGTGCGTTAGTGTTCGTTAAACCATTCACTAAACCAGTAGCTAATGTACCTAGCGTTGATGGTGACAGCAAACCACCTGCAGCAGCTCCAGCAGTTGCTCCTGTTGCTGTTGTCGTAGGTGTAGTAGTTGTTGTTGGTGTAGTAGTTGTCGTAGTAGGTGTTGTAGTAGTTGTTGTTGGTGTAGTAGTTGTACCACCTGTCGTAGCTAATGTACCACCTAGTAAACCACCACCAACAGCGGCTGTGGTTCCAGCACCAGTTGTCGTAGCTAATGGTGTTGCTGCTACAGTTAACGAAGCTCCTCCAGTACCGCCAGTAGCAGCCCCAGTAGTTGCCCCTGTAGTAGCACCTGTAGTGGTCCCTGTAGTAGCTCCACTAAGTAAGCCTGTATCAGTAGCTAACGTACCTCCAGTAGCAGCTGTAGTACCACCAGCACCAGTTACTAAAGAACCTGTTGTTCCTGCTGTAATGGAACCAGCACCTGCTGGGCCTCCTCCAACAACACCACCTGTTGAAGTTACAGCACCTGTAGCAGCTCCTCCAGTACCAGCAGCAATACCAGCGGCGACAGCATCAGTTACTGATAAACCAGCAGCGACATTACCGGCAGCAACATCAGCAGCTATCCCTGCCAATGCGCTATTACCTGTCGCTGCAAGTGTATTACTATAAGCAGTTGTTGCTGCTTGTGAAGCAGCGCCTTCAACACCACCAACAGCTAAACCAGATGAACCACCACTAAGAAGTCCTCCAGTAGCGGTTGTAGTGCCTCCAGTAGCAGCTGTAGTGCCACCAGCACCACTAAGCAAACCACCTTCAGCGCCTCCTAATGCTGTACCACCAGTGGCTGTTGCACCACCAAATAAAGAAGGAGCAAGTAAACCAGCAGCAATTAGACCTAATGTAATATTCCTACCTAAAGTAGGCATGTTACTACGATTAACTACTTGTGTAGTTGTTTCGCCAGTATCTGGGTTTAATATATCAGCTCTATATTGATCACCACTTAAACCAGACTGATTAGCATTAAGTTTTTGAATAACGAGAGAACCATTAGGTGTTCTAAAAACATCCCAGTTAGATCCTTGAAAACTTATCTCACCTGTTTTAATGTCTGTTTGTATTCCAGGCTGCTCTTGATTAGCTACTTCAGCATCCCATTGAGATTGTAAAGGAGCTAGTACATTATCTAATTGACTTCTATTGTAACTATTAACTGCTGTATCAATTATGTTTTGAACAGGATCAGTTACTGTAGAAGTGGGTGTAGATGTGTTTGTTGACGTAGGTGTAGATGTAGGCGTATACGTAGGCTCTGAATAAACAGGCTCTTCGTAGGCAGGCTCTGCTACCTGTGTAGTAACGTTGTTTGTTGATGACTGAATAGATGCTGGAGCAGCCGGAGCTGTTCCTGGTCCCATGCCTCTTTCTTCAAACCAATACGCTTCACTAGGTTGAATCCAACCAGCTTGTAACAGATCGTAGGTAGTAACACCTCGGCTCTTAAACCAATTGACCTTGTCCTGAGCTTCGTAGTACGGACCGCCTGGAACACCCCAGTTTGATGGTAGCGTTGGAATTGCCATGATTAGTAAGTCCCGTCATCGTACACAACACCACCCGTAGGAAGCGTCACTGTACCAGTAAAAGTAGGGGAAGCAACATCAGCCTTGGATGTAATAGCACTGGCGATGTTGTTGTATTCGGTATCAATCTCAGTACCTTTGATAATCTTACTAGGATTACCAGACGGTAGTGTATCCTTAGATGCAAAGTTAGTTGTCTTAGTATAGTTACTCATTAGATTGTCCTACCTGCTTTAACAAAAATATCCATTTGTTGAACAGAAAAAGAATCATTACCAATATCAGCTTCGATACCTAACTGAAACACTCTACCAGCACCACCAATGGTTTGACCATATCCTTGAAACTGTTTAGGTACTGGGTTGATAGTGATACCAGCATTGTATTCAGCAATGTTGTATTCAGATACGTTGTACTCAGAGCGAACAACATTAGGGTATGTCCATAGAGCACTACGATAGTCTGTACCGTAGTCTACAGTCCACTTTAGGAATACGTTAGTACCAGCACCACCAACAGTGAGTGTGTTTACTTTCTTAAGTATCTTGATGATAGACGAATCACCAGCATCTAAGTGTGATGTATAGTACAAGAACCTGAAGCTATTACCATTGTCTCTGTTACCTGCATAGCGACCAATGTAGCCTTCTCGACCTAAATAGAGTTCTCTACTGCGTGTAGAAAGCAATGATTTAGGTGCGAACATCCACTGAGTTGTTTTACAAGAAGCATCCTGAAGACGTTGCTTCAGATCAAAACAGTATGTAATACCTCTTGTCGGTAATGTCAGAAGATAGAAACCTTCACGCTCATGAAAGACAGACTTTATGTTATCATAATCGTTATTTGACAATACGTCAAGTATTAATTGATCTCTGACATTCCTTGAGATATCAAATAATGGTGCTGACTTCTCTTGAATAAGTCTACCAAGGCTACGAACACCAGTATCAGACAAGAATAAGATATCTGATCCAACATCCTGTACTGAATCTCTAGCGATACAACCAACACCATCAATAACTTCTACAAGCTTAAGATCTGATGTAGGATCGCCATCAGCACCAGAATAGATAATCGTAGTCTTTCTACAGAAGATCACTAAGAAGCCGTTAAACCCTGCTAGGGCTACGATGCTATCAGTACCGTTGGTTAGTACCTTTTCTATGCTGATGGAACCACTAGCACCACCAGACCACTTCATACCTGATAATGTATCTGACCACCAGATAGTTGTTTTATCAGTGGTTGTGTCCGCTACCCATAAGCGACCATAAGCTGCTAAGACTTCATTACCTAACTGTACTGTACCTGAATATCCAGGATGTGCTGACACTAATCCCCAAGTATTAGTAGCATGATCATAGATAAGTGGATTATGATTTCGTTGAAAGAAGTAAGTATGATCATTAAAGCTTACTGCTTTCCAGTACTGAGCAGTCCACGTAGCTGAACCATTGTAGACTTCAGTCAGTGTTGTTGTACCAGTGTAGATCCTGTTGTTACCGATACTGACAATCTCTGTAGTACCAGCTTTCTTAACAACTTCATGTAATAGTGTTGGCTCTGTACTGTTGTAGCCAGCAGTAGTATTAACAGTTACCCAACCCTTACGAGCAGCTATGCGACCATACTGGTCAATCACTGCATTCTCTGCCCTAAGAGCAAACTCTTTAGGTAACGTGATAGGAGAGTCTTGAGTGTTTAATCCATAGAAGCCTGGAGCAACAAGACTAACAGGTCTAATAGGAGCAGCCATTATACCCAGTTCCAAGTTATTTCATCTTCGTACCTAGCTGATTCAATAGCAATGTACGTAGCTACAGCTTTCCTATAAAGATCATTCTGTTGATCAGACAATCTACCTTGATCTTCTCCACGTTCATTGATAGCACGTAGATAAGCACCTTGTATTACTAACTCTGAAGGTACATAGATAACATCAAGATCATTAACTAAATTAGCTTGTGGTACAACACAGTCAACCTTAACTGCATACGCTTGATCAGGTATAGGCCATAGATCTAACGTAATCTCATCGCTGGTGTTGCTATTACCTATGGAGAAATACTGAGGACCACCAGTGACTGTACCTTGCATGTTCACCCAAGCATGCATTTGATCCTGTGAGGCTTGCTCAAGATCACGCTTAAGTGTAGGTATGTAGACCTTTAATAGTCTTGTCCGTGATGATGTACCTGTGATAGCGTAATTCTGAGTACCGTTAACTGTATTGATTGTCTTGGTTGTACGTAAGATAGACCAATTCCAAGCATCTTCGATCTCACGTTTAGTTTCATTGACCATTGCACCGATAAGGTACGAATAGTCAGACTGTATCACTGTCGATACAGTACTCTCTCGCATACGCAAGAGAACGCCATTAACACAGTCTAAGTAAGTAGCCATTACCATTTCACCTTAT